CTCATAGCCTCAAGTACATCATATTTATCTTCAGGGATGGATACATAATGATCTTCAAATAGACCTTTCATTCCAGATAGGAATGATTCAGTCATTTCTGTTTTGAGTCCGTTTTCAACTGCAAGTTGATTAGACTTGAACCACTCATCGGCAACGTACTCAAGGTACTTGTCGATTCTTTCTGTTAGTTCTGTTTTGAACTCAGTGACTTCTTCAGCAGCTGCTTCTGCATACTGCTTTTCGATGTCCTCTGCAAGTTCGTTAACTTTTGCTCTAACAGCAGCTTCAAAAATTGTTGCTGCCTTTCCTTTGAATTCCTCGGAGAGTTCTTCACCATTAAACATTGCATTAATGTCGTCAGTGACATCGATATTAATATCTCCTGTAGAGTCGATTTTTTCTTCCTCGACTACATCACCTTCAACTTCGGTTTCTTCAACCTTAGTTTTTGCCTTACCACTACCTGTGCTGTAACTATCAGCACCACCTTTACCAGGTGCATAATCTGGAGCTTTTGGCATTGGATCTGCCTTTGCACCTGGT